ATATTTACCTCTTAATGATGGATATTTCTTCTCATCAATTAACCATTTTCTAAAACACTCCCAACTTAAATCATGGTTTTTTAATGATGCTTTAATACTCATTCCATGAGCTAAGTCTTTCATAATAGAGTCTATTAATTCTTTACTGTATTTTGTTATATTCGCCATAGTTTATAATTATTCTAATGTATGTATGTGTTGCATAAATGCAACAGTTTAATTCTATTTATAGTTGTTATTAATAATATTAATTTAATTAATATCTATTGTTAATTATCTATTGACTTTAAGTTATCAATAGTTATTAATCTTGTTATGATTCAAATTAACCAAATTAACAAAGGAGTTAAAATGAAATTGCATCATACAAAGTATAAAGAGAACTATAAAAAATATATTCTCTCTACTATTGAAACTGGAATTAATGATGAACCATTAAAAACAGATCAAGAAAAAATTAAGTATATTTTTGATCGTTTTAATTCTGAATATGGTTTTATGATTGATAGAATCGGTAAACATAAAGCCATGTCTGAATGGTTATCTGGTCTAGCTTTAAATATAGAATATTATTATTCTGATATAGTTGATCTAGCAATCAAAATGGGTTCAATAGATCCTAATCCAAATGACAAGTTAAGAAATAAAGTTGAACAAGGTTATTTTGATTTTATGGCTAATATCATTTTAGGATTTGAGCCAAAGGAGGTTGCATGATTAAGATTAAATCTAAAAAAATACACAACTCACCAGATAATAAAAGTTTTACTTATTATCTAACTTTTGAAAATGATCCTGTAGAATATGAATTAAATTATAATTATTCTAATTCATGTTTTTATAAAGGTATTACTGCAACATTATCAATAGTTAGTAATAATTTTTGTAAAGCAATTTCATCTAAAAGATTAAAATTCATTAAAAGATTTTCTATAAAACAAGTTCATGATGTTTTTAATGAATATAATCTTAATAAACCAAAAGGTGAAATATTGCTAAATCAACTTTATTATAAGGAGGTTGCATGAATAAATTTAAACTTCTTTCATCTTCTAATACTGCTAAAGGTATTAAAGATTCAATTAAAAGATATTTTTGTAATGATAAAATTATCTTTCATAAACTTAAAGATCATTATCTAATTTACCAACAAGATGATGATAATGATTATATTTGTATGAAAGATTATAGAGTCATTATTCAAAATAACAGACTTAAATTTCAAATTATGGAGGAATAATGAAAAGTTATAAATATAAATCAATAACTAATATTTTAACTAAGCAATTAAATAGAAAGATATTTAACTTTATGGACTTTGGAGAGATCCATAGAATTAAATATCCTAACAATTTATATCAATTTCCAATTAAACAATACTACAACCAAAAAAGGAGGGTTAAATAATGGAATCTATAACATATAAAAAATGGCATATAGATTATGTCTATGATTGTTCAGAGGGTTATGATGAAATTAATCATTATGCAATCTGGACACCAGATAGACTTGACATGGTTGCAGAGGAATTTCCAACAATGGAATCTGCTAAACTATGGATTAATCAACATACAAAGAAAGAGAGTAAATAATGAAATCAGATAAAGTTGTAGATGTCGCTAAAAAACTGACTTTAGAAAATATGGAGCAATTACTTTATATTTTTAAAGATCATATTAGCATTTATTTTGGATCATCAAAAAAAATGTTAATTACTGGTGAATTAAGTAAAGAAAATCCAGTTTGTTTAAATGGTGCAAGTATTCAAATTAATGCTGAATACACAGATAAAAATAATTCATTTATGAAACAATATGGAAAATATCTTAAATGATTGAAATAATAATAATTGCAGAGGTTATAATGATCTCTTTGTATTTAATTAATCAATAGGAGGAAATATGAAAACTTATAAAATAGTAGTACATAATCCAAGACAAGTAGATATGAACGATAATATACTTGATGATAAATCAAATGTTATTGAAGAATATAAAGATTTTAAAAGTCGTTCTGAAGCTAAACAATGGCTTTTAGATTATGTTGAAATTGTTGAAATGATTTAAATGTATTTCATTATCCATAAGCCTAAAGATCAGCATAGATTCACCTCATTCTGTAATGAGATATTTAATACTGAAAAAGAAGCTATAAATTATGGAGAAAGAAATAAATTTAAAAAGAATATTCAATGGAAAACAGTTGAATACAATGAAGAAAATATAAATAAATATTGGTATAAATAGCCTACCAACAGAAAGAAAGAAAAAAAATAGAAAGGTGATTGATAGGCTACTTGTATCTATTACCATTAAGCAAAAATTATCTTCGGTAATAGCTATGTATGATTCAAATTGTGTTGCTTTTATCAATAACTAGATATTGATTATAGCTAACCTAATTATACTTCATCTAGTATGGTATTTTTGCAACATTGTCAAATCTTATTTTAAAAATTTATTAATTCCTTCCTTATTGGCAATCACACATAGGTCAAGCAAGACTTCATTATACATTTTTCGTAAGGTTTCATGTGATTTATCCAAATAGAGTCGTTTCAAGGCTCTGTATGACCTTGTATAAGGGTAATTTTTAAACTTTATAAGTTCTCTATCATCAAAATCAGCTCTAGCAACAAGATTAATAGTGAATTGCCAGATCGTCATCTGCCTAGCGGTTGGGATTATTCTCATTCTTCCGCCAGTATCTTTGTACTTGTTATTTTCTGGCGTTACATCTAGCAACATGAAGTTGGTTGGGCAAATAGGCTTTTTGATGTTGGGTAATTTACTGTCAACGAATGATGCTATTTGTATCAGCTTGTCAAGGTGGGAGGGAGTTAATGGCAATTCAATATCTATCAATCTTTATCCTCCATATTAGATATATCCTTTAAATATTGCATAAATCGGTCATTACTTAATGATTTTCTTTTTAATTGTATTTGCTTGTTCTGGGCAAAGGTGGTGGGATTCTTACTCTCTGATAACCGAAATGCTTAGATTTTCTTATCTTTTCTAATTCCTGTTTAATCAACTTAGGATCTACATACTTCACCATTATATATCCTTTGCTATATATAGTTCTATATATATTAGGTCTATATAGAGTGTTGTTTTTGATACTCCGAAGTAGTCTTTTTGATACTCCAAATTGTTAATAAACTTTGTATTACTTTTTAATGGGGATAACTTTAGGATCATTTATAGCTTTCATATAAGATTTAAATTGACGATTTTTCTTGTTAGATATTTTCTTTCTACGACCTATATTTTGAGCAATATAGGATTGCATATTTTCTCTATCAAAAACATAATGGTTAGTTCCCTGACCTATTTGCTTACGACTCATAAGTCCATATAGAGATAAATTATCCAAACATTTAATTAAGGTCTTTTTGGTTTTAATACCTGTCCTTTGCATTAAATACTTATGAGATACTCTACAACCTCTAGGAGCATTTTCAAAAGACTTGCAAATAACATAGATTAACTTTTCATGGGAGTTTAAAGCTCTATTATTAATTAAATCCTTATCTATCTTCTCAAAATATTTCAAATTGTTTCCTTTTGTAATTCCTTTTCAATTTGTGCCATAGTTTTGCCTAAAACAAATATTGCGTAATGGTCTGGACAATAGAAATGTGAGCCTTCCTTTAAAACAGCTCCTTTACCGCATGAACAACATGGCTTTTTTTTATCTCCATACATATCTAGATCCTCATTCAATTTATTTTCCTATCTTCAATAGCATCTTTAGAAATCTCAATACCAATATTGATTGGCATTGGATGAAGAACAGCCAAATCACTTTGTGATTTACCTAAAATTTCTTGTGTAAGTTGATAATTATTTATATATTCATCAAAGTTTATTTCTTCATTATCTTGTAATCTTTCTTTCTGTACTCTTAGAAGTTCAATTGCGTTAGAACTTTCAAATACCTCATC